GATTGGGAGGATGTGGGCCTGGTCGAGAACTTCGATCAGTTTAAGGCTGATCTGATCGTCGAGCGCAGCCCGACTGATGCCAACGGCGTCGACGTGCTGCTGCCGCCGGATCTGATCAACCAGTTCCGCGTATTCGCCGCCAAGCTGGAGTTCCGCCTGTAAGGCGATTGACGTAGTACAAACCTCGCGCCGGTCACGTGGCCGGCGCATCCCACAAGGACAAGTATCATGGCAGATAAAAAATTTACCGGTACGGCGTACATCAGCCTCAACGGTCGCCGCATCGGCACGGTGCCAGGCAGCGGCAAGCTGAGCCCTGGCGGCTTCACGCGTACACCGATGCCGATTGACGGCGGGGTCACCGGTTACACCGAGAAAGCCGTCAATGCGCAGATCGAGTGCGAAATCGCAATGTCGGGCGATGTGGACATCCTCGAGATCAACGATGCTACCGACATGACGATCATGTTCGAGGCGGATAGCGGCCAGGGGTACGTGGTGCGTAACGCAGCCGTCACTGAGCCGCTCAAGCACGAGGCCGAGAAAACTGCCGCAGTGTTCTTCGGCGCCAAAGCGGAGAAAGTCTGATGTCGGCCGCCAAGACACCGAACAGCGCCGATGCGGTCCGCAGGCAAACCGGCGAGATGATCGAGTACGTGCTTCATACGCCACTTAGACTCAAAAGCGGCGATGAGATCGCGACCCTGCGCCTTCGTCGACCGACCGGCGGTGAGATGCGCAACATCGAGTTCACAGGCCGCAAGCCATACGACCTGACGTTGCAGATCGTCGAGGCCACATGCGGGTTGACCCGTGCGGAAGCCGACGCGATCGACGGTGCTGATGTGACAGCGATGATGGAGATCGTGCTGCCTTTTTTGGACGTTGGCACTGGCGCGAAGCCGTAAAACTGATCGCGTACCAGTTTCATTTTTCTGCGCCGGATATATGGGCGATGGATACGGCAGAGCTCGATTTCTGGGCCGATGCAGCCCAGGAGATTGCCGATGCCATTGCGGCGGCGCATAACAACGGTTGAGGCATATGAGAAATAGCGCAGAAATTGTTATCAGTGCGATGGACAAGGCCACGGCGGTGATTGACCGCATCGCCGATCGGATGGATGCCCTCGGCAAGAGAAGCGACATTGGAGAGGCATTCGACCGGCTAGGCAACAACAAGGCACTGGATCGGGTTAGTGCGTCGTTTGGACGCATGCGCGACAACATTGGGCGTGTGGCGATCGCGGCCGGTGTAGCTGTGGGTGCAGTGGGAGCTTTGTTTTCAACCGCGGTCGGGCGCGTGGATGATTTTGCAGATTCACTGGCTAATGCGGGGGTCGCGGGTCGCGACCTGGAAGAATTCAGTGCGCTACGTGACTTCATGGGCGACGCGGGCGTGACCAGCGAGCAGTCCAGTCAGGCAATCCTCAAGTTGGTCTCCAACATCTCGCTGGCGAGATCCGGCAGCAAGTCTATGGTTGATGCATTCGCCGCAGCCGGAATCAGCGTTGATCAGTTGAAGAAAAAATCATCGACTGACATCATCAAGAAGTTGATGGACAACTTCAGCAAGAGCGAAAACGCAGCGGCCAAGCTGCAGGTATTGACGAAAATTGCCGGCGAGAGTTCGCTCAAGATGGCAGCATCGCTGAGTGCTGGTACGGCCGGGCTGGAAGACTACAAAAAGAAGTACAAAAATGCGCTATTGACTGAGAAAGATGTCGAGGCCAGCGGTGCGGCGTCCGACTCGCTTTCACGCATCGGTAATCTGCTGACGCGCATTGCGGATAAGACGGCAGCGGCGATTGCGCCAAAGTTTCAAAAGTTTCTGGATCAGAGCGAATCAGGCCTCCTCAACATGCTGCCAAAGATTGTGGCATGGATGGATCGTCTAATCGGCTCGGTCGATGGTGAAAAAGTAATCAAGTTTTTTACCGATGTGTGGAACATCATTTCGTCAGTCGCGAGTGCGATCGCCTGGCTGGTGAGCAATGTCAATACAACGATCTTGGTGTTCGGTGCCTTGGCGGCAGTGTTTGCGCCCACCTTGGCAGCCATGTTCACCATAGGCTCGGTATTGATCCCGATGATTACGTCAGGTTTTATGGCGATGGGCGCCGCCATGTTGGCCAACCCGATTTTCCTTGCGATCGCTGTATTGGCTGGTGCAGCATTTCTGGTCTATAAAAATTGGGACAGCATCATCGGCAAGTTAGGCACAGTGTGGGATTCCTTCGGCGAGAAGATACGCATGGTGGTGTCCTGGCTGCCGGACTGGATGACAGGCGGTTCGGTCAACGTCAATGTAAATGGCGAGGTCGGCAAAACGGCGGCGCGCCAGGCGGCACAGACCATCGCCGGAGGTGCCACCAGCAAGACGGATGTCGGTGGTCGGATCCAGATCGAGCTTACCGGCGCGCCGGCGAAGGTGACGGCGCTCAAGAGCAACAACAATGCAGTGCCGATTGATGTCAACGCAGGCCAGTACAACTACGGCTGATAGCGTCCACCGTTACACAACCATCCCGCCCTGTGAAAGCACGGCGGGATTTTTTATGGGTATTACACATGGCCTGGCGCGATCAATTACATTCCGCATCGTTTCGCGGTGCGCCATTTGAGGTCACGACAGGAACGATCAATGTCGGGCGGCGGGTAGCGGCGCACGAGTACCCGCAGCGCGACCAGCCGTGGCTGGAGGATATGGGTCGCCGCAAGCGAGAGTACAAGATCGAGGCCTATGTCATCGGCCCCGACTATATGGCTGCGCGCGATCGCCTGCTGGCTGCGGTCGAGCAGCCAGGCGGCGGGCAGCTAGTACACCCGTACTACGGGACAAAGATTGTCACCGTGACCGAGTGCGAGTCGAGCGAGACGACCGAGCTTGGCGGCATGGCGCGCATCACGCTGACATGCGTCGAGGCCGGCGAGCAGGCATTGCCGACTGCTGGCATAGACTCTGCGCGCCAGCTAACAACGGCGCAGGACAACGCCTTTGATTCGGTGAGTGACGATTTTTCGTCCTCCTTCTCAGTTGCGCGGTTGCCGAGCTGGGGCGTCGACAACATCACGTCAACGTTTAACAGCTTTACGTCGCTGAGCAGCTTCACATCAGCGGCGTCCGCCGTGTCGGATTTCCAATCTGGTCTCGGCGACCTGATCGCGCTACCGGGCTCGCTGGCGTCGCGCGTGATCGATATGGTGCGGTCATTGACGAGTGTGGGCGACATTCTCAATCAGCCATTTGTAAAGCGCACATCAGGCTCACTGCTGCAGACCTCGACGCGAGCAAGGGTCCAGCAGCAGCAGTCCGCGGTCTCGGTATTAATCAAGCGTGCTGCGCTGATTCAGCACGCCGGCCTGTTGACCAACACGTCGCTCGATACCAGCGACGCTGTGCAGACAGCAAGGGCAGCACTGCTGCGGGAGTTTGATGCTAACGATTATGCGGTTGATATCGCGCGTCCATCGTCGGCAGTATCTGCGCAGCTCAAAACATTGCGCTCGGCCGCACTTGTGCACCTGGCGCGTCAGAGCGTGACGCTGCCAAAAACTTATTCCCTGCGCTTACTGGAGCCACAACCGGCGCTGGCCTTGTCGTATGCCTTGTACGGCGATCTGCGCGAAGCAGACATCGTGCGGCGCAACGCGGTGCGGCATCCGGGCTTTGTGCCGGCAGGGCAAACACTACAACTGACGACGATATGACCGAAGCTCGCAACAAACTCAGCCTGCTGGTCTATGGCAAGATCTACGACGGCTGGACGGAGATACGAGTGCGCCACGGGATCGAGCAGATCGCAGGCACATTCGAGATCAGCCTGACTGAGCGCTGGCCCAACCAGCAGATGGAGTGGGCGATCCCGCCGGGAGAGTTTTGCGAGGTTAAGATCGGCGCGCATACGGTGATCAGCGGCTTTGTGGATGCGGTCAATGTCACCTATGACGCGTCGACTCACCAGATCAAGATCACCGGCCGCGACCGTACCGGCGACCTGGTCGATTGCTCGGCGCCAAGCCAGGCATATGCCGGGCTGACCTTCCGGCAGATCGCCGACAAATTGTGCGCGCCGTTTGGCATCGCGGTGCTGGACGAGACCACCGGTGGCAATTACCTGAGCAGCCAGCAGCGAGCCGCCGGCGCCACCGTTAAGCAGCCGAAGGTGAAGCGGCAGGAGGGCAGGCTGCCGAAGTTCTCGTGCCAGAACGGCGAGACAGTCTTCCGCGCTCTAGAGAAGCATGCGCGCAACGAGGGTGTACTGCTGGTATCCAATCATCATGGCGGTCTGCTGTTGAGCCGCGCGGGGCGCGCCGGCCGGATCGAGACACCACTGGAGCTGGGAAAAAATATCCTGTCGGCCAGCCTGGAGCGATCGCATGCCGCCTTGTATTCGGAAATTACGGTCAAGGGGCAGGCAAGCGCATCAGGCGTCGGCGCCGACGGTGCGTCACAGCTTGAGAGCATCTTCAGCAGCAAGACCACCGTCAAGCGAGCCGACAGTGCCAAGCGTGCCGACAGCCAGATCACCCGATACCGCCCGCTGATCATCGTCGCTGAGACGCAAGCTGATGCTGCGCGGATCCGCTTGCGGGCCGAATGGGAAGTCAGCAACCGCGAGGCAAAAGCCGAGAAATACAAGGCCAAGGTGCAGGGCTGGTATCCAGATGTAACGGTCGATGACATCTGGCGTATCAACAGCATGGTGCGCGTGATCGATCCGTTATGTCGGGTCGATGGCGATCTGCTGCTGGCGGCCGTTACCTTCAGACTGGACGAGACCGGCACCACCGCAGAGCTGGAGCTGACCAGCCCACAGGCTTTCGATCAACTGCCGGTTATACCGGCGCCGCCAAAAGGATCCTCTGCTTCCGGCGGGGCGCCTGCACTGGAGCACATCTGATGCTGGACATTATTGACAAGATGACCGCCGGCGCCCGCAACCGTATCGGCCTCATCATCGGCCGCTGCATTTTGCGAGCAGTCAACGATGCCGGTGGCGTCCAGCTAGTACAAGCGCAGCTACTGGCTGATGAGCTTCAGGACGACATGGAGCGCATCCAGCAATACGGCTATACCAGCGTGCCGTTGCCAGGCGCAGAAGGCGTCGCTGTTTTTGCAGGGGGCAATCGTGATCATGGACTGGTTATTGCGGTCGAGGACCGGCGTTACCGGCTGAAGGGCCTGAAGGGCGGCGAAGTGGCGCTTTACGACGACCTCGGCCACAAAGTACACCTGACCCGCGACGGCATCGTCATCGACGGTGCAGGGCAGCAGGTGACGATTACCAATACCCCGAAAACGCGGATTGAATCCGATCTCGACGTCACTGGCGAGATCAAGGATTTATGTGATAGCGGCGGTAAAACCATGTCCGGCATGCGAAATGTCTATAACGGCCACGACCACCCAGGCGATAGCGGCGGCACGACCGGCACACCAAACGCGGAGATGTAAATGGACATCGAGACATTCTGGAATGGCCTCGCCGGTCAGGGCGACTGGCGAATGGGTGCCAGCGGCCAGATCGATGGCCAGCATGATCTCAAGACCGCTGCGCTCATCTCGCTGTTTACGTGGCGGCGTGCGCGTCCTGACGATGTATTGCCGGACAAGAGTATGGGTCGTAAAGGCTGCTGGATTGACGCAGTGCAGGGTCGCGAGATGGGATCTCGCCTGTGGCTGCTGCAGCGCGAGAAGCAAACGCGCGCTGTCGTGCAGCGCGCAAAAGAATACGCCGAAGAGGCGCTGGCCTGGCTGGTCGAGGATGGCGTGTGCAGCAGCATTGAGGTGGTGACCGAAATCTCTGCCCCGGGAGTGCTGGGCATGCAGGTCACCTTCCATCGCGATAACGCCGTCAGCGTGAAATTTCAATTTGATTTTGCTTGGCAAAATCTGCAACTCTTAAAGGGCTGACATGGCATTCAACCGACCGAGTTTGATCGCGCTGCGCGACGCTGCCTATGCAGATATCGAGCGCATACCCGGCGCCGATGCGCGCCTGGCGTTTGGCAACCTCAATGTCCTGGCGCACATCCTTGCCGGCGGCGTGGATGGGCTTTACGGGTATCTAGAGTGGCTGAGCAGGCAGGTGCTAACGGATACGGCCGAGGAAGAATATCTTGATCGGCATGCGTCGATTTGGAAAGTGCCGCGCCGCTCCGCAGTGGCTGCTTCGGGGCTTTGTGCCGTATCGGGTACGTTTGGCACGGTTGTGCCGGCAGGTACATTGTTTGTGCGCTCCGATGGTCAACAATTCACTAGCACCGATGAAATCAGTTTGAGCGGCACCACTGCCGATCTCGGCATTGCGGCTACCACGCCTGGCGTGTCGACTAATGCGGCAGCAGGCACAAACCTGACGCTCGTCTCGCCAGTTGCTGGACTATCGCCGCAGGCTGTTGTCGGCGTTGATGGCCTTGTCAATGGTTCCGATCTGGAAAATGATGACTCGTTGCGTGCGCGGATATTGCAACGTATCCAGAACCCTCCGAGCGGCGGTGCTGCGTCGGACTACGAGCAATGGGCGCTGGAAGTGCCTGGCGTCTCGCGTGTCTGGGTGTTTCCGGCCGAGCTGGGTGCTGGAACGGTCACGTTGCGCTTTGTGCGCGATGGCGATGCTAGCCCTATCCCTGATGCAGGCGAGGTTGCGGTGGTACAGGACTACATCGATGGCCTGCGGCCAGTCACGGCAGAACTGTATGTCGTCGCGCCTGTCCCATCGCCGATTGATTTTGAGATTGCCTTGACGCCGGATACCACAGGCGCGCGTGCAGCGGTCGAGGCTGAGCTGCGGGATCTGATCCTGCGCGAAGGCGCGCCGGGTCAAACGATGCTGATTAGTCATATACGCGAGGCGATCAGCATCGCCCTTGGCGAGATCGACCATGTGCTGACTGCGCCGACCGCCAACGTCGCGCACCTGGTGAGTGAGATCGCCACATTCGGGAGCATCACATGGACCTGACGGGTGACGATTACCTCGATCAGTTGATGCGTCTGTTGCCAGAGGGACCGGTGTGGCCGCGCGAGCGCGACACCTTTCTCGCGCAGGTCCTCAGCGCAATGGCCGGCAGCCTCGTTGCTGTCGATAGGCGTGCTGCCGATGTGATCCGGGAGTCTGATCCGCGTAGTGCGACGGAGCTGCTCGTTGATTGGGAGCGCAACTTTGGCTTGCCCGACGGCTGCTTGAACGACGACGCGTCTCCGGACGAGCGGCGCCGGCGGCTTGTACAGAAGGTCGTGTGGCGCGGCGGCCAATCGATACCGTTTTTCATCGAGCTGGTGGAGTCGCTCGGCTATCCGGGTGCAACGATCACCGAATTCCCGCCGATGAAGGCGAACAGCAAGTGCAATGCGGCGCTGAATCAGGGCGGCTGGCGGTATGCCTGGCGCGTCAACGTGCCGGCCGAAACCACCATTCGAGTGATGAACTCGCGCAGCCCCTGCAACTCGCCGCTCCGGAAATGGGGAGACGCCGGGCTGTACTGCATTTTGTCCATTTACAAACCAGCGCACACGTACCTTTACGTGGCGTACACCGGAGAAATTTCAT